CAGTTGCAGTCCCGCAAGAGCGTAGCACCTCGACGGGAAGATATACTCCCACGGATCGTCGGCGTCCGCGCGGGGCATATGAGACCCTTAGGGACTACCGTCCTTCCGAGCGTCCGCAACTGACAATTCGAAATCGGGCGGCTGGCCTAAGGCCGCCCCCCGGCGTATTCGATGGTCAGGGCCCTTTGACTCTGTTACACGTCCAGGTAGATTTGTAACAGTACGGATCGGCACGAGGGCTTTTTCATGGAAAACTTGCGGCTTCACAAGGCGGCTCCAACCTCAGTAAATGTAACAGTTGGCAGGCGCGGCCGCGAATATCTGACCGAGCGAGAGGTCGAGCGGCTCAATGAGGCGGCTAAGCAGAACCGCTTGGGGCATCGGGACGCCACCGCGATCTTGGTTGCCTACCGCCACGGCCTCAGGGCCTCGGAGCTGGTGGCGTTGCGGTGGGACGATATCGACCTGACTACCGGACGTTTACACGCTCGCAGGGCTAAGAGCGGGGATGCCAGCGTGCATCCGATATCGGCCCGAGAAAGCCGAGCATTGCGCAAGCTCCTGCGCGAAGCACCAACATCCCCCTACGTCTTTATATCGGAACGTCGCGCACCTCTTTCCGCAGCCGGATATCAGCGCATGGTGGCCAGGGCGGGCGTCGCCGCGAAATTCACCTTTCCCGTTTATTCCCACATGCTGCGGCACGCCTGCGGGTTCAAGCTCGCCAACGATGGCCACGACACTCGCGCCATCCAAGCCTATCTCGGCCACCGCTCGATCATGTCCACGGTTCGCTACACGGCTTTGACGCCCAATCGGTTTAAGCATTTCTGGAAAGACTAACCTTCTGCCCGCGTCGGCTGGCGCGCGCATTCATGGCTCAGCCTTCCTGAGATGAAGCGTTCATCATTGCAACGCGAGGATTCTGTTCCTACCAACCTTCGGACAGATGACTTGCAAAAGCGTCTGCGTCGGCGTCGGAAATAGCTGTGATGGTGTTCATAGATGGGCAGCAGAGCTGCCTGACGCTTCATCGCACGAAAGCGTCCGTACATCTACGATATCGGCTCTTCGAGCCTTCTGTTAGGAAAGTTGAGTGTGTAGTAGTCCCGGTAAAAGTCGCTCCCGCCGGTGATCTTCAGCAGAAGCCGGTGAAAAATGATTTTGAGAAGCTTCGTCTCCTTGATAGTTGCAACCGGATCGTCCTCCGAAAAAGCTCCATGCGCAGCGATATGCCTCTGTCGCCACGCTTTGGTTTCCAGTTCCCCCAGTCGAATTCCAAGGTGATCGAAGACCTGCTCAGATAGTTTGCTTGCTGGAACACTATTTAGGCCGTCTACCTTATTCACAAGGATAGTCTGAACATCCGCCGGGAGCCTCGCAGCTTCCACGATGCCTACGAGTTTCCCTTGCAGCTCCTGCCAGTCCTTCTTTTCACGCACAAGCTTCGTCTGAAAATCGGAAGGGTGGGCTTTGACATATGCATCTTGCAACGCTTCGACCGCCGCACCGAAATGCGCCGCCGCCATATGTACCGGCGCGCAAACGGCGTGCCAGTATGCCCAGCCCAAGTGACCGAACCGAAGCTCGTCATACTTGGCATACAGGGCATTGACCAGCCGCCCTAGAGCAATGGGATCAGCTTCGCGTTGATGCCACTTCTCTAGCGGTGCCGGAGGCTGCGCAGCGACTTTGAATATTCTGTCATTAAACGTGTCGGCGGCTACCGCAGTCATGGAAATAGGATTGCATTCAGTATCGAGAACGGTGCACCCGAGGTAAACGAAGCAGGTACCCAACGCGAATGAAATGCAGTCTCTAATCTTTTCTCTCTCGTGCTCGTCTGGCTTTCCTTTGTAGACAATAAAGCCGGGTTGCATAATCGTTTTAGGTAGATCATCCCGGGCCGCACCAAGAAAAAGCTCCCTGCCGCCGATGACCAGATGTACGCACTGGTTCCTGCCTGAATGCTCTGTGGACGTGCTTTTGAGCGTAATGGCCTCCGGCCCTTTGCCCAACGTCCGCGTCTCCTTGCGCTCGGATTTGTCGGCGATGTTTCCAAACCAGCGGAACTCTTGAGCGTCAAAGTTTTGAATCCATTCGATCGTGCACTGCGGATCAGCTGCGCTCTGAGACGTGAGCACAAGAGAGTATAGTGAAGCCTCCTCAGTTGTAACGTCGGTCTCCGCTTGCACGTCTTGCGTGCGACGCCAACTCCTCGGCGTGACACCGCGAGCAACCGCGGTGAAGCCGCACGTCTCAAATTCCATTGTCTCGTCGTTTCGACGGACAGTTCCGGTGGGGTACGGCTTCCACGAGCTTCGCGTCGCTCCCGGGCCGGTCGTCTCCAGAATTAGCTCGCGTTCCTCATTGCGCCGAATTGACAGTTTCTTGATAGGCGCGCGGAGCGGTCCGGGATTCGTTACGACGCATGGCACGGAGTTAATGGCATCCTCGAAAATCTCCCACGTCCACGCATTCATCAGCAAGGATCCCACGACTTGTAAAACACAGCGACTAGGTCCTGTGGGCGGTGCGTCGTTCCTAGTTCGCCGCTCGATATCGTTCCCAATCTTCCAGTACCACCGTGATTCGGTGCTCGATCATCTCTTCGACGCGAGCCATTGCAGCTCTGCCCCTAACCTACCACCCAAGCGCACGGCGAACAATGAAATGAATAGCGCCTTAGCCGTGCTGCGATCTAATGCGGAGGCAAGATGAAGACGCTTAGCGATTTCAATCTAGGGGCCGGACATGACGCGCTCTATGCGTGGATTTGTTCAATCGGATTTGGCGTTGAGCTGACCAGCAATTGCGCTGCAGCATGTGTGCCCGACAATAGCTTCTATGCTCGGCGAATAAGGCTCGGCCACCGCCGGCGCTGAGCGACGTACCCCGGCCGGGGGCGGGTTTCTTTATTCTTCGGGCTGGTCCGCCACTGCCCCCATTCGCTAAAACCAGCGAGCCGGAGGGAAGGTCACGCTATCGCTTAGCGAAGGCAGCTCGTTCATCTATATCGTACAACGACTAGAAGTCGGGCGTCATGCGCACGGTGAAAATTGTTTTCGGTATACTGTTTCGGTTGCGCGACCCGTTACACGGGGTGGAGCATTAAGCCTTTCCCTCTCGGGCTAGTTCACGCAGCATGATCCTCGCGAGGCTCGCCGACGTTGAACCACCAACTTGCGTGCTTTTGCGGCCGTAGAGGGTGGACACAGTGATCATGCCTCGCGAGACGCTGTAGGTTCCAGAAACCTCGCGCCCTTCAAATTCAATCGTCACCCGGTGGGAATCGACGAAGGAATCGTCCTTTCTCTTTCGCGGCATAGGTGTTTCTCCAGCTTTAGCGGTACTCCGTTAAGCAGCCGATATTTTCGCCACTACATACTCCAGTGCGTTCCGCGCGGCAGTTCAGCCGAGCGCCGATTGGACCTGCTCGCGTCCTTTGCGGGGGGTTCTTCGTAGCTGATCGCCATGTAGCCGAATGCATCTGCCGCATGGCTCGACCAGTCGTGCTCGGGTCCAAGGCCGACGCTGCGCTTCTCATCCTGACGCTCGTGGTAGTAGCCGAGCGCATCGCGCCCAGCATCCGTCGTCGTCTCATTGAACCAGCATCGCGGAAAAACGCGGCGAGCAGCCTCAACGCGCATCATGGCCGCACCTGCGCCGCTGTTCTTGATGGGCGGTCCGCATTCGAAGCCCGCTTCGATCCAGTGATCGATATAGCGTTTGCCGCTGATATTGTTGGTTGCCACACCATCGTGCGGCAGGTAGATGATGACGTCCTTCCAACCGCGACGCCTCAGCTCATTGGCGTAATACCCGAGCGGCTGCCCAACGCCTTCGATGTAATCCAACAATCTGATCTCTCGGCCCACGAATTGAGTCATCCAAATCGCCATCGCGTCTGAGCTGTGCCCAGCTCCGCCAATGTCGAAGAACGCTTTGACCGGCAGGACTGGATCGATGGCAACATGACCGATCCTGCCCTGCTGCCGCGCATCTTCAAGCTGTCGGGCGAAGTACGCACCCTCAAAAGCCTTGGCGTAATCACCCTCCCAGATATGCGCGTAGCGCTCTGGATAGAGCTGGAGATCGAGCCGCCGTTCCTCCTCAAGCACAGCCGGAAACCACGGATTGTCGCGCCAGTTAGCCTTCACCACGGTGGCGTTATCCGGCTTCTTCTGCCGCAAAAATTCATCAACTGCGTCCTTCTTACGGCGCGGGTTCCAGTTCGCCCATAATTCCGATCCTTCCTTGCGGATCGTAGGACGTAAGAGGGACAGGCTGCGCTGACTTAATGTCTGCGCCTCTTCCACCCACGCGACGTCAAAGCCCTCCAGCGACTTAATGGACTCCGCTGTCGAGTCCTGCATTCCCTGGAAGATGATTAATCCATTCCCCGGTGTGACAATGCGATCGTGTAGGACCTGAAAGTGATTGCCGACACCAAGGCTCTGTATCTTCGATTCGATCAGCCGTTTCGACGACTGCAACAGGCTCTTCTGCACCTCACGAATGCAGACCGCCAGCGTACCCGGATTGACCAAGCACCTCTCGACCATCAGCTCGCCGAAGAAGTGGGACTTACCTGATCCACGACCGCCGTAGGCACCCTTGTAGCGCGCCGGCTCAAGCAGTTGCCGAAATATCGGTGCCGTCGAGATGCGAAGTGTGTTTGACATTGACTGCTCTATGCGTTCGTAGTGGATGAGCCATCAGCATGTGGTGTGTGCTGAACGATCACGCGCTCTATGCGCTCGAACTGACCGGTCGTGTGTTGATCGACCTTCTCGCGCCAAAGGCCAGCTAACTTGGCCTTCGTGGTGATCGCGCTCACGGCGGCGGAGGCCCCGCCTTTCTCGGCCATAGCCTTCATGCGAGCAGCCTCGGCGTCGGCAATCAGGCCTTCGATAGTGACCTGAGCCTTCGCGACGGCGGCAACGGTTGCTTGTTGATGTAGCGCGGCTTGCTCTTCCTGCAGTTCAGCTACTCTTTTTGAAATATGTTGCTGGGATTTTAGGGCGCAGGCGTTGCCGGGATTGGCTTTGTAGCCGGCATCGACATACGCCGCCGTGGCAGACATGCCGCGTGCCAGCGCCTGCGCGAACGCTTCGTGCCTGGGGTTCTTAAGGATTGGCATTGGTAACCTCCCCACGCTTGCTCGTCGCGCTCGTGAAGGCTGGCAGGGGCCGGCTTGGCGCACTCATGGGCAGGTTGGACAATTTGGGAAATTCCCCTTTGCCACTAAAGGCGACTTTAGCGGCGGTTGGACAAACGAAGTTTCGGATTTTATTGCTCTGTTCTACAACTGTCGGGACCGCCACAAAATCAATACTTTAGCTTTTCGGTTCCAAGAAATTGCTCCGTTTTTGCTCCGCGCAAAGGAGACCGACATGCGCATGAGCCCTCCTCGTCCTGGAGCGGCCAGCCTGCTGGCGACGAAGAAGGGGGGGTCTAAATTCGAGCCGCAGTAGGGTGAGTTAAGTGCTTAAGAAAGTGCGTCTCTGGGAAGTCATCCGAAGGTCAAGTCCGAGGGTTGATGATCTTGACCCGCGACGCCCCTCCACGAATTATTTTCACGTGGACCGTATCCTTTGAGGTTTTTTTTGAGACCCACCTGGGCCTCGTATTGCTGATCGAGCTCTTTTCTGACAGCAGCCATCTGCCGACGTTCGAACTGCGTCAACGTTCATTATGCGCGGGTCCTGCGCGCCGCAGGCGATCGCCAGTCAAGACTCGTGAACGCAATCGACGGCATCGCCATCCCGTTAGGCGAGGTGGCTTCGATCAGTACCGGACAGGGGCCACCCGGCCAACTCAAAGCGATAATCCCGTGCCGCAGCGATGCAAGCAGCGTCGAGGAGATCATTCCTCCAACCATCATCGGCACTGCAATGCGCTGCATCACCTCCGAACCTGCCCCGGTGCTCCAGAGAATGGGCAGCAGGCCCGCCATGATCGGCGCCGAGCTGCAGCAAGTCGGACGGGAAGCGGGGCAAGTCCCATCATCATTCATCGTCAGACTCTAAAGCCTCACAAACGTCGTTTTTCACCCACGGCGGCCACGTCGGCTTTGCTCCCGACAGCTCCCAGCCTGCGGACGTGACGATATGGACTGAATCCTTCGGTGGACGGGATATTCCCATTATCCACTATTCACCGGGCGCGATGACATGCGTCGAAGATGTCCCCTGCGCGGGGAAGAGCGCCATGGATAGCCAAGCGCCAAGCGCCGCGCCAACCAGCTGGGCAGCGATGAAGCCGGCAACGTCGCCAAGGGCAATTCCGGCAAAGGTCTGGGTGAAACCTCTCGCAAGCGTCACCGCCGGATTGGCAAATGACGT